TCATCCATTAAACCGAGTTTCTGAGCAACGGGACTTACTTCTGCCTCCTGATCCCCGGAATCAGGCTGTACTTCGTTTTCGTTCATGCGGTTAAGGTCGCAAGTATCCTTTATCTACAATCCAGTAACGCTGGAAGGCCCGTTGTTGGCGTTATGCCAAATCCTTTTCATCAGTCAAGCCATTTAATTTTAATGCTTCTGTTCTTAATGTTAAAAGTGTTGAGTAAACCAAGTTTACACCATCCGCCTGGCCACAAGCGTGAACACGGTCCTCGCCTTTGTTGTTGTTGCCAATAGCGTGTAGCCACATGGTTTCCTGCATCTGCTGGATCGTCTCAATCACCTGATCCCAGATGTGGTTTTTTCCGGCAAATCCGTAAGCTGCGCGTTCTTTTTGTGTCATTGCCCAGGTTGCTGTTGCATTGGAGTTACACCTAGCCGGCCAATCTGCGCGTTCTGCTGCTGCATGACGCTCATCTGCAAGCTCTTCACATAGTTTTCAAAGAGCGCCCTAAAGTTCTCATCACTCTGGAGAGCAGCCTGCGCCTTGGGATTGTTCTGCATCACCTGCTGGGCAAACTGCATCTTGGTCTGCGCCGCGGGATCATTCTCTTGATACAGGGCCTCGTTACCCAGAAGCATCATGCCAATGTCATTCTGAACATCCTTAAACATCTTCTGAGAAGCCTGCTCCTGATTCATGATAAGCTCGCCGGCCATTTCTGGCGCGATGGCTTGAATCAGCATCTCGGTAATGCGATTAGCATTTAGGACGCCACCTGTGTCCATCTGTTTAATCTTGGTCAGAAAGTCCACCTTCTGAGCGATGTATTCCTTATCCAAGTTTAGCACATCAAAGCGGACATTGATGTCAAACTCGTTGTGGATGTCAGACAAATTCTGCGGCAGTGTCCCGCCGGTGATGCGCTGAATTTCCTGAGGCGGCATGTACTGGCAACAGAGCGAGAACATCTGCCGAAACACAGAGCGCCAGGACAGCAGCCATGTGTTGACCAGTGCCTGTTGAAGCATCTGGGTGGTCATGGGATTCACGTTCCCGTTGTTCGTGCCAAAGTAGGCTGCGTGCTGGGCCTCAACGCGCTGAATCAGGTTAAACGCCACGGTAGGTTCGCGAGCCGGAGGCTCCATGAACGTGTAGTCGTTCTGATTGGTGACCGGCAAAGACACGCCTGGGCCGATCTTATTGATTGCGCCTACACGCTTAACTACCTTGATCGGAGGCAGTGTCGAGAAGGCTGTATGATCTCGAATTGAGTCATGCTGGGCCTTAATTTCATCCTGATCCGTAGTCGCCAACTCCGGTATGGAGCGAGTGTCAGTGATCGCCCGTCGAAGTTGCTCCCGTCGGAACTCAACAAACGGATACTCCCCATGAGCATAATCAAGCCGGTCATGGATTGCCCAAGAAGAAGAGTCTTCCTCTCGATTTGATGCCGCCTGTGGGCAGATAACAGTGTAAAAGATTGCTGGAGCGTCTCCATCAATGCTCTTAGTGTAGCAGTACACAACCTCCACCATGTTCTGGTAGTTTACACCATTGTAGACCATCATGGTGGTCGTTGGCAGCAGGTTGATGTTGTAGTAGGTCGTGGATTTGCCGAGCTGCTGCAACGCACGCTCTACCCAGTCGGGATTCCAGCCCTCTGTCGTGATTTTTTCACGCAATTCCACCTCAGACATCCATGTTCTGCGAAAGATTACCCGGGACCGTTGCAAGTCCGCAGTTTCTGGAGGGAAGATGATCTCATCCCACGGCTTTAGAGCTACGATCTCGGGTAAGTTTCGGCTGACATACTCCTCATCCATCGTCGTGGCACCTGTGGCCGCCAGTTCGCGCACCATGCGCTTGGCATCGGACGCCTTGATTGTTGGAATGGCAGTCTGCAAAATCTCGGCTGCTTGTTCAGGAGCATTGACAATTAGCTGAGGCAACTCCATGAGCACCTGGCTACCGGACTGCTGGGCCAGGCCAATGATCTGGTCCATGGAAATGTCCTGAGTGCGGACACTGATGTTCTGCTGCCAGCCTACAAAGAATGCGCTCCAGCCGTACTGAAGGGCGTACTGAGCGCCCAAAGTAGCCTCTTTGTAAAGCTGCTGGGGCATCTTGGCGTCCCGAATCCAGCGAAGTAGTGTCGTTCCAACCTGAGACACTGACATGTCGTTAAGCTCAACGCCAATGGCCTTAATTTCGGCTTTCTGGAAAGCTCCAACCAGCAAAGCAGTTAACTCGTTGCAAGTGCCGTCAATTAGACGGGTTCGGACGTCAGAAGCACCCTCAAACGGCCATGCCGGGTCACCTTCAGAGCGGTTTTCAGAGTGTTTCTTGCCGTCATCGGTCTGCCCAGGCCAACGGCAAAAGCGGATATTGTCAAATTTGGTGACCAGATTCCCCTGAGAGGAGTTGATCATGGAGCGGTTGTACTCGCTCAAAAGCTCCCCAACATGTGGGTTCTTTGACGCAATCGCTAAAACGTCCGTGTTGGTGTTGAGCATAACTTTAATAACTGCCGCACTTATTAACACTTTGCCACTGCTTATTAAATGAGCCAGTGTGGCTAGGCTGCATTACCACAAGATACCCAAGAGCGTCAATGGGATCTTTACAGGCTCCCTTCTGTCCGTCGTGCCCGGTCCATTCTCTGAGTGAGTAAATAAGGTTCTGGCAACTCTCATGCACCATTAGCCGCGGATGGTTTTCCTTAATATCAATGTCAGCTTCACGATTATAGCAAAGCAAATCGTTGATGATTAAAACACGCTCATCCACTGAAACACTGGCGGCAGGCAGGAAATACAGCGGTTCAGAAGCGTCCAGAAGCAGGTCAAGCAGCGTGACGCCACCCTCCTTGCTCGTCGTCTCCGTTCCTGCGCTTCTTGGGTCAATGTATCGTTCTGCAATCTCTTCGCGTTTGTCAGCATGAGTTTCTAGGCTCCAGACTAGTTCAGTGTACTCGTTTACGCCGCGGCCAGCACCGCTTCTCTGTGCCGGGCCAGCTCTGCCATCTGGCTTGTCACTCGGTAGCGCCCACTCGCCATAGCTTTGATCCGGCCACTCACGGTATATCCAGATGGTGCCATGTGCGTCCACCCTGGCCCAGAGCATGAACCAGTTTCGGGCTCCGGCTGGATCAGCCACCATGTAGTTGGTGCCTTCTGGGCATCTATCGGTGACACTATCGGTGAACACGTTTAGTTCACCAAACATTGGGAACTGACTGCCGGCAGTCTGGTCTGCCCAGCCGTAAGCACGGATCTTGATGTCGTGAGTGCTGCGTCCCTTGAGAGTCTGGCACATCCGCTCCCAGTTGTTGTAGGGATTCAGTTTCGAGTGAAACCAGATACAGCCGTGCTTCCCGTACACACCTTCCGCGGTGTAGGGCATGTGCCCCTTGGGAACGCCGATGACGTTGTTGTTGGGCAGAAGCTCACTCTGCTTCCAGGTCTTAATCTTGGCAGTCGTGATGAACTCCTTAACAACCTGGGTGTACCCAAGGATCGGCGTGAAGGTTACGATCAGTTTGCCGTTACGGGTGACCAAGCGGTACTTGAGCGTCTCCAGCCAATCTGCTGGCACAAGCTCATCGCACCACACAAAGTCCACCTCGCCGCCTTCAACAACCTTGATGTCCTGGCTGTAGTTTAGAAACCAAATCTGGTTACCGTTGTAGACCGCGGTATTGTCACTAAAGCCGTTTTTTTGGGTCCAGCTAACCTGAGTCGTCCGGCTGCGCTTGGCTTCTTTGAGTTCTGTCGGAAGATACTTGTGAAAGACGTTCTGCTGCATCGAGACGCTCGTCATGTTTGTCGTGTGCAGGCACCAGATGTTTAGGCCACGCTTGCGGAACTTCTCTTTCACCCAGTCAGGGGCGAAGCCATTGAGGTCAGCTCCCACAAACGCCTGGGCAATCCGCTTGGCGGCGTACTCAGTCTTTCCAGCCCGGTTGCCACCAAGGATGAGCAGTTCCGAGTGGGTGTTGAGAATTGAGTCAGCATCCTTCCAGGACTCAAGTTCCGTACCGTAGCGGTGAGGGTCAGAAAGCTCCGCCTTCACTCGCTGCTCCCGCATCAGGAAGAGGCGCATGACCTCCTCGGGACCGACGTTCTCGATCATCGTCATCCGCTGCTCCTCGGAGGGAGCCGGCATCAAGGGATGCTCAATGAGCGGAAACTTGAGAATCTTCTGGATGAGGCGATCTTTCTGCTCGTCTGACATTGACATGGTACTGGATTTTTGGGATGTTCGCGTTGCGCCCCAACATAGGGAACGCCGCGTAGCCGCTGGTCAACCTGAAACACGGACCCACCGGATGAAGACATGGTTCTCGGTATTCCTCTTGACCGAGATTAAAGATCACTGATGTTCAAGAATCAGTGAGTGCTGCACAGTCGTCCGCGATAGAGACAATGCTAGGCTGAACGGGTAGCCAT